ACGCTATACAAGGGTGGTGTTAACCCAGTAGTATCATTCCCAGGAGAAGGAACAGTTCTCTTTGGTGATAAGACTCTACAAGGTCGCCCAAGTGCATTTGATCGCATTAATGTACGTCGCTTGTTTATTGTTCTCGAGAAGGCAATTGCCACAGCTGCAAGATCAAGTCTCTTTGAGTTCAATGATGAGTTTACAAGATCACAGTTTGTTGGTCTCGTAGAACCATTCTTGCGTGACGTACAAGGTCGTCGTGGTATTTACGACTTCCGAGTTGTTTGCGACGAAACGAACAATACACCAGCAGTTGTGGATCGCAACGAATTCATCGGCGATATCTACATTAAACCAGCAAGAAGCGTCAACTTTATTCAGTTGAACTTTGTTGCAGTTAGAAGCGGTGTTGCCTTCGATGAGATCGTTGGACGCTTCTAATAAATAATTTAAAGTCAGGAGAAAACAATGGCTTTTAATGTATCTGAATTTCGTTCGCAAATGCAATTTGATGGCGCTCGTGCTAATCTCTTTGAAGTGGAGATGAACTTTCCTTCGTTCTCATTACCTGGAAACGCAGCAAGAAAACTCCGCTTTATGGCAAAGAGCGCTCAATTGCCAGGTTCAACAGTAGGCATCGTTCCAATACAATATTTTGGTAGAGAAGTAAAGTTTGTGGGTAATAGAACGTTTGCTGACTGGACAATCACAGTACTCAATGATGAAGACTTCGTTGTTCGTAACGCATTTGAACGTTGGATGAACGGTATTAATTCTCACAGATTTAATACCAGAGCTGCTGCGGCTGCTACACCAACATCATACGGAACTGATGGTTTTGTAAAACATTTCAGTAAGACTGGAAACGTAATCAAATCCTACAAGTTCGTTGGTCTCTTCCCAAATGACTTATCCGCAATCGATTTAGATTGGGGAAACAATGATTCTATCGAAGAATACACAGTGACATTCGCATATCAATGGTGGGAAGCAGTCGCCGATAGCGTGGTTTGATTTTGGTCTTTTTTTTATCATGGAGTTAATGCATGGCTATTAATCTCTTCGGCTGGGAAATAGTTCGTAGTAAACCTACCGAATCTATACAACCTGCAATTACAGCACCGACTACTGATGACGGTGCTGTTGCCGTTTCTGCAGGTGGGTATTTTGGAACTTATCTCGACCTAGAATCATCTTTTAAGAATGAAGGCGATCTCATTACGAGATATCGCGAGATGGCAATGCAGCCTGAACTTGAGGCTGCTGTAGATGACATTGTCAACGAAGCCATTGTTCATGATCATACTGGTAAAACAGTTACCATTATTCTTGATGATCTAGATCAACCTGATACAATCAAAGAAATGATTCGCGAAGAATTTAAAAACGTTCTTCGCTTATTAAATTTTTCAAACGAAGGTTACGATATCTTCCGTCGTTGGTATATTGACGGTCGCATATATTATCAAGTATTGATTGATGAAAAACAATCTAAACTTGGTATTCAGGATCTGGTATATATTGATCCTAGAAAGATTCGTAAAGTTAGAAATGTCCTTAAAAAGAAAGATCCTAGAACTGGCGTTGAAGTTGTCACAGGCACACAAGAATTTTATGTGTACAATGATAAGGCAACAACACTAGGACAAACATTCTTCACATCTCCAACTGATGCTAGTGTTAAAATTGCTACAGACGCGATTGTTAACATTAATTCAGGTTTAATGGATCCAAAAAAGCAAATGGTGCTTTCTTATTTGCATAAAGCAATTAAACCATTAAATCAATTGCGTATGGTTGAAGATGCTGTTGTTATCTATCGTTTATCGCGTGCACCAGAACGTCGTGTGTTCTACATTGACGTTGGTAATATGCCGAAGATCAAAGCAGAGCAATATCTTCGTGACATTATGACAAAGTTCAGAAACAAAGTTGTTTATGACAGCACTACAGGTGAAGTCAAAGACGATCGTAAGTTTATGTCAATGATGGAAGATTTCTGGATTCCACGTCGTGGTGAAGGCAAGTCTACAGAAATTACCACATTGCCAGCTGGTCAAAATCTTGGTGAGTTGGCTGACGTTCGTTACTTCGAACAAAAGTTATATAAGTCATTGAACGTTCCAGTTTCAAGACTTGAGACTACAAATGGATTTTCATTAGGTCGCGCATCAGAAATTACACGCGACGAATTAAAATTTATGAAGTTTGTTGAAAGACTTCGTTCTAAATTTAGTATTTTGTTTGATGAATTGATGGAGCGTCAACTATCTCTCAAAGGTATTTGTTCCGTTGATGAATGGAAAGAATTAAAAGAAAAGATTCACTACGACTTCCTCGAAGATAACAATTTTGCAGAACTCAAGGATGCTGAATTGTTACAAAACAGACTACAATTGATGGCACTTGTTGATCCATATGTTGGAACTTATTTCTCCAAAGCATGGGTCAAGAAAAATGTTCTTCAGCTTGACGAGGAAGAAGACGAGAAAATGCTTGAAGAACTTGAGCAAGAACAAGCTGAAGATCCAGGAGTTGGACCTGTTGGTGCACCAGTATTACCTGGCATCGCAGCGCCTGCAGCACCAACTGCGAATCAAGATATTAACGCTGCGTTTAACAGTGTAATTGCTAAATAATTGGAGATCTTATGAATACTATAGAATTAGTGAATGCTGCTATTGCTGGTGATCGTGATGCAGTTATGGCTGCTTTTGATACGACAATAGCACAAAAAGTATCTGATGCGCTTGAACTTAAAAAAGTTGAAGTTGCATCTAATTTATTAAATCCACAAGAAGAAGTACCATCTGATGAATCTACAGAAGCTGCGACAGAAGTTGACGGAGGCACAAACGATGCCACAGAAACCTCAACAGAGTCAGCAAGTTCAACAGAGTCAGCCTAGTAATAACGCTGACATTATTAGATTAATTCGCAAAGGATTACTTCCTGCGAAAGATCTACCATTGCTTAAAGCAGCAATGAAAGCACAATCACGTGTAGGCGATATCGGTAAGGTATCAAAACTACATCGTGATGTGTTATCACGTTATAATAATGCACTTGCAAGTACAGCATATGGATCTAAACAATCTGTACAAGCACTAGTACGCAATTTACAAAACGGATACGAAGTTACTCGCGACGAATATATTTCTGAAAGAGTCGCAATGGCAACTGATCCTCCAATGATGTTGATTTTAAAGCGCAGAGCAATTCGCGTATTCCCTGATGGAAAAAGAGTTGCATTGTACAATAATGAAAGACTTGGTTTGTCTTTCACAATTCCATATGACTCAGCAGGATTTTATCAATCACCTCCAGGAATGCAAGGCGAAGAAGTTGAATCCGATGACATCATGGAAAATATTGATCAAGTTGTTTCATATGCTACGCAAGAACAACCGAAGTCTACAGCAAAACACATGAAGTTTTCTGATGGATCAAAATTAAAAGTCAGTCATGGTGCAGCAAAAGCCATTCATATGGTGTACGATGCACTTAATGACGAGAATAAAAAGAAATATGCTGATATGCTTACTCATTCAAAAGGATTTGAGAAAGCAGCGCATTTCGCATTAAGCAAAGTTAATTTTTCAATAAACAAATGAGTTTAGTATCAGAAGTTGTTAGACAAATTATTGCTGAAGCAAACGTCCAAAAAATGGGGCGCAAGAAACTTATTAAAGCACGTATCCGTGGTGGTAAAGTGCAGCGTCGTAAAGTTGTTTCTGCAGTTAAAGGATATACAATTCGTGGTGGTAAACTAAAGCGTATGTCTTCAGCTGAAAGAATGCGTCGCCGTGTTGCTCAACGCAAAGCAAAAATTAAACGCAAAGCAAAAGCAGCAAGAGCATTAATTAAAAGAAGAAGATCTCTTCGTAGAAGAAAGTCAATAGGATTAAAGTAAAATGAAACTAATTACTGAATCAATTCATGATGTAAAAGTCATCACCGAAGAAAAAGCTGGTGTAAAGACATTGTACATTCAAGGTCCATTTCTTGTCGCAGAAATGAAGAATAAGAATGGTCGTGTATATCCAGTCGGTACAATGAAGCGCGAAGTAGATCGTTACAATGAAGAATATGTAATGAAGAACCGCGCATTCGGCGAACTAGGACATCCTGATTCACCATCAATCAATCTAGACCGTGTTTCTCACTTGATTACTGGACTCAAGCAAGAGGGTAATCAGTGGATCGGTAAAGCAAAAATTCTTGAAACACCAATGGGTAAAATTGCCAAGTCCTTAATGGAAGGCGGTGCTACTCTTGGTGTATCATCACGTGGCATGGGCTCTCTTAAGGAAGTCAATGGCACTAATGTTGTTCAAGACGACTATTATCTAGCCACAGCGGCAGATATCGTAGCGGATCCGTCCGCTCCAGGTGCTTTCGTTCAAGGTATTATGGAAGGTAAAGAGTGGGTTTGGGATAACGGTAAAGTCAAGGAAATTGACATTAACGAATATTACAAACAAATCAAGACCGCAAAGCAAAAACAAATTGACGAAATCTCATTGAAGATCTTTGAGAATTTTTTGTCAAAACTTTAAAATTTATAAATAATATTACTTCTTTAGGAGTTAACAAATGACAAAGTCACTATCTGAATCTGCTGCTGAAATTCTACGTGCTTCCGTTGCTTCAGCCGCCAAAGACCCAACAAAGAAACTTCCAGGTGCTGAAGACGACCTCGGTGGTGCAACCGAAACACAGCCAGACGGCGGTGATATTGGTAAGAAAGCTGCCGCTGGTGTCAAAGAAGCACCAAAGC